CTTATATTAAAATGATGTTATATTATTTTAATGTTTAATTTAAAAGTTTCAGAAGAAGAATTAAAATTAATATTGGAATCTCTATTGTTTTCATCATCTGTTGATGTATGTGCAGATTGGTATAAAGATGATACTGATAAAATTATAGATTTATCTAAAAGATTAAGATTAGAATTTCCTAGTGTACCAACAGAAAATGTTTATGTTTCACATGTGGAAGATTTTATATATTCTGAAGAAAACACGAAACATATTCTAGAATTTTTTCCAGAATTAAACACTAAAAACAAAGAAGATTTATGAGGATAGCAACAGTTGGAATCTAATATATAGATATTGACACTTAATTATTGTAATTATCTATATGCATATAGATTATAATAAAAAATACAAACAAATATTAACACCAATAAGATACCATAAAAACGGAAAACCTTTTACTAGAGACGGTGTTGAATTGAAATGTAATTATTGCAATAATAAAGTAAAATTTTATCTTTTTATAGCTTTAAAAAAAATAAAAAATAATTATGATTTTAAATGTAAATCATGTCATTTTAAAATTAGTAAATTTTCTTCGATTATTAAAGAAATAAATAAAAACAAAAAAGGAAAAACATATGAAGAAATATATGGATACGAAAAAGCTAAATTTTTAAAAGAAAATAAAAAAAATAATTCAGAAATTATAAAAAGATTAAATAATTTTTCTAGTTTTCGAAAAAATAAAACTTATGATGAAATATATGGAAAAGAAAAATCTTTAATTATCAAAAACAAAATATCTAATTTTAGTAAAACCCAAGATATTTCTAAATTTAGAAAACTAGGACAAGAAGCAAATAAAAATAGAAAATATAAATCATGGGAAGAACAGTATGGAAAAGAATTATCCGATAAAAAGAAAAAAGAATATTCTAAAAAATTTAAAGGTAAAAATAATCCAATGTACGGTAAAATTTCACCAAAAGGATCGGGAAAGGGTGTAAGTGGTTGGTATAATGGATGGTTTTTTAGGTCATTATTGGAATTATCATTTATGATAAATTACATAGAAAAAAATAACATATGTTGGGAATCCGCAGAAAAAAATAAATTTAAAATTAAATATATCGATTATAAAAATAGTGAGAGGACATATATACCGGATTTTATATTAAATGATAATCTATTAGTTGAAATTAAACCAAAACGATTAGTAAACACTCCTTTAATAAAACTTAAAACTAGAGCAGCTAAATTATTTTGCAAAAAAAATAATATGAAATATAAAATTTTTACAGAAAATGATTTCGAAAAACTCAATCGATATAATTTAAAAGAATTATTAGAAAATAATAAAATAAAATTATTGAATTTAAAAAATAAACAGTATATAATAGAAGATATATGAAGATAATAGTATCAGGTTGTCAAAATTCTGGAAAAAGTACATACATACAAGATTTCATAAAAAAATGGCCTATGTATGTAAAACCCGAAAAAACATATAGGGAAGTTTTAAAAGAAAAAAACCTATCACATAGTAAAAATTCAACAGAAGAAACACAAAAAATTATAATGGATTTTCTCGCTGAACAAGCAACTGAAATGCTAAAAAATGATTTTATAATAGCGGATCGTTGTGTACTTGATTGTTTAGCATATTCTTCTTGGTTGAACCTTAATAATAAACTTTCGGATAAAATACTTGAACAACAAAGAATATTAACTAGAGAAACATTAAAACTTTTTGACATTATATTTTTTATTCCACTTACAAAAGTAGCTTCTATTGAAATAGAAGATGATGGGTTCAGAGATATAGATCCAATCTATAGAGAAGAGATAGATACGATATTTAAAGCATTTCAACAATCATACTTGAGAGGCGATGGCAGGGTTTTTCCTACCGATGATAGTCCCGCTTTAATAGAGATCTTCGGAACAAGAGAACAAAGAATTAAAATGACCGAACTTTATATTACAAAAGATGGAAAACCTTTTGGTGATGATCAAAGTTTAATATCAGATATCGTTCCTGCTACATTTAAGTTGTAAATATATTATGTATGAAATTTGATATATTTGTTGAAAACTATTTAGAAACCTTACTTGAAGGAAGACCAAAAACCGATCACAATAAAGAAATATCTTTAGATTTTGATGATATTGAAAATTATATCAATAAAATGTCTGATGATAATTTAAGTAAACCAATATATTCAAAAATTTTAGAATTTTTAAAAGATGATAATCAAGAAAATCGTTTCACGATTTCTAAAATAAAAAGCATAATAGAAAATAACTTAAAACATAACTTTGATAAAAAAAGCCCTGTGGAATTTAATGCTAATGAATTTATAAAATTCTTTATAAAAGAAAGAAAAGCATATTCTCCATTTGAGGAAAAGGAAGAAGAAACCGAACAAGAAGATTCAAATGATGAATACGAATCATCAGAAAACGAACCATCATATAATGAAGAGGAATCAACCGAAGATTCTGAGTTTGAGTTGTCCGATCAAGATTTCCTTCCTTTGGGTAAAGATTTAAATTGACAAAATAGTTTTTAATATTATTGTCAATATATGACAATACCGGAAAGTTATATATTAAATAAATTTTTTTCATATTCTGGTGATCCAGAACACAAAAAATACGAAAATGTATATAATGCAGGTTGTCCAATTTGTAGAGAAGGTGCTAGTTGGGGTAGTAAAAAGCGTTTATATTATTATCCTACAAGTAAAAGTTTTTACTGCTTCAATTGTTCTCGTTCTTGGAATGCTTTGAACTGGATATGTGAAGTGTCTGACTCTTCACCAGATGAAGTATTCTCAGAAATCAAAGATGATAATATATCTTTAGATGTTTTTAAAAAACAACCCTTTTCTTCTCGTAAAAGAAAAGAATTACCTAGTTTACCGTATGATTCTATAAACATATTTGATTCTATACAGAATGTTTTTTATTCAAAGAATAAAACATTTAATATAGCATTGGAATATTCTAAATCTAGAAGATTAGATACTGCTATAAACAAACCACAAAATCTATATATCAGTTTTAATGATTTTTATCATAAGAATAGATTGTGCATACCTTTTTATGATAGAGATAAAAAGATAATATTTTATCAAACAAGAGCATTGGATAATTCCAACCCAAAATATCTAGGAAAAGTTGGATATGAGAAGTCATTATTTGGAATAGATAAAGTTGATACGAATTTAGAATATATATTCATATTTGAAGGACCGATAGATTCAATGTTTGTTAAAAATTCTGTAAGTGCAGCAGGACTAACATTAAATCCTTTGCAAAAGAAACAATTGCTAGAGTATCCATTTCATAAAAAAATATGGGTTTTGGATAATCCTATGTTTGATAAAACAGCAAAGGAAAAAACCAAAGACCTTTTAGAAAAAGGCGAAAATGTTTTTATGTGGACACCAAATATGAAATACAAAGATTTCAATGATTTGGCAGTAAAAGAAAAATTAGACGAAGTAGACTATAATACTATATTGGATAGTATTTTTTAACTTCCCATTTTTAATTGCTCGGTATCGCGTAATTTCTTTGGTGCTGTATTGACGTATGTATCCAACACTGCTTTCAATTTTTCAATTTCACCAGTAATTCTTGTTATGGAATCCGAGGCTTTTCTGGTGACACCTCTAAGCAAGCTACCTGCTCTATCATTGTCAGCAAGAATTTTATGCAATGATTCTTCTTGTGGACTGTTTAAGAATAATGCAAATTCGTCCAATTTTTTAGACCATTCTAAAACTTTTTCTATATTTTGAACAGTTAATTGTGGTGCTACACCTTCAACATCAAATTTAGAAGGATCTGTATTTGGATCTAATGAACTCTCTAGATCTTTTTGATTTTGTTCCGGTGTAAATTCGTCTGGTGTTTTTGGAGCAGATTCTTTAGTTTGAGGTTGTAATTCTTGATCTACTTCTTCTTGTTCTTTGATTAATGAATATAAGAAATTTTTAATAAAAGGAATATCGGAACTTTCATTCAAATCTAATCTGGAAATATTGGATTTGAGTATTCTACTAACTTCAGATTGCGCCTTTTTAGTTTTCATATTTTTCTTCTTTGACTTTCTCGAATTATTCATTAGAATTATTTATCCTAAATATTTACTTTTCATATGAACAAATTAAAAAAAGATTATAAAATTGTAACAGCAACTCCAAATGACTTAAAAACTTTCAAAGAATCCTCACATTTATGTCTATCATTAGATAAAATAGGTATATCTAATAAATGTAAGACAATAACCGAAAATAAAGAAGGATTGCCCAAAATTTATAATTCATTTATCAATGAAGAACATAAAGATTATTATATCATTTTTATACACGACGATGTTTTAATAGAAGATCTTTTTTTTGAAGAAAAACTACAATTAGCTTTTGATAAATACGATATAGTAGGATTGGCAGGATCTAAAAGATGTGATTTGAATTCTCCAATGTCTGCATGGCATTTAATGTCAGATAGAAAAGATTGGGTTGGTGAAGTATCACATTCTAAAGATAAGAAAGTTTGGACTTCTACTTTTGGTGAAACGGATTCTCGCGCTTTGATTTTAGATGGTTTGTTTATAGGAGTAAATGTATCAAGATTATTGGAAACTAATACTCGTTTTGATGAAAATTTTACATTTCACCATTATGATATATCTTTTTGTTTAAATGCAAACAATAATAAGTTGAAAATGGGAGTCTATCCAATAAAAGTAACACATTTTGGTTTGGGTGATTCTATGAATACACCGGAATGGCAAGAAAGCGCAATGAAATTTAAACAACTTTATAAATAAAAATGGCTACTAATTTATTTGATGTATTAAATTGGGTTCTTAAAAACAAGAAAGAGGAACCTTCTGATTTGAAGGTATATCCATTTTTATTTAATAGGTGGTTGTCTATGGTTGATAATGATACTATAAATATTATCAATTCAACAACAAATAGATGGTTATTAAAAAATAAAGATTTTCCGTTTGTTGATTTTTACAGAGCAGTTTTGCCTAAAAATAATGAAAGAATCAATTATATAAAAAAAGAAGCAGTGAGTACCAGTAAAGATTCTGATGTTACACAAATAGCAGAAAATATGGAACTCTCTACGAGAGAAATTATTTTTCTTCAAAAATCACTTGAAGATTTAAAACAGGCAACTAATTAATTTTATGATTCAAAGACCAAAACAAGAAGATTTAATCGGTGGAAAAGTTCAACTTGAACAATATAAGGGAAGTTCAATGGAAATGATAGATTGGCATCTCGATAAAGTATTAGATGATATTTTGATGTGTCAATATGTAGATATTAACGAAGAAGGAACAGAAGTAAAGAGAGGGAGTATTTGGGTTCCTATCAATACTGTTCATTTTGCATGGAGAGTAGCAAAGGTTATATTAGCTGGTCCAAAATGTGAAACAGTAAAAGAAGGAGACCATATCATTTTTCCTAATGATAAGGGTATTCAGGTTAATAACCTCAATGGTTTAAAAAATATTGTGTTTTTAAACGAAACTAGAATTTTTGGTGTTTGTTCTCCTTTAGAATAAAATGGCATTAAGTGTTGGTGGTTTAAAATCTGTTTGTTCTTCTTCTATAGCGGAAATAAAATTCGTTAGAAGAGATAAACAACGTATTCCATCAACAAGAAGAATGTTGTGTACCTTAAATGTAGCAGTTTTAAATTCGGATTTGGGTAAAAACATTTTAAATTTCAAACCTCCAACATCTGATCCACCATATAACGCAGAATCGAAAGGTTTGGTTGTTGTTTGGGATCTTTTCATGCAAGATTGGAGAGCCATACCAGCAAATAGTTGTGAGCTTGTAAAGGTTTTTAAAATGGGTACAAAAAAAGAACAAGCCGATTTTTGGAGATATTTTGATTTAGTCATTAGAAAGATGACAACGGCTCAAAAGAGAGCTTTCATGAACAAATAATGACTATACATGGATCAAATTTAGAGAATGCTTGTAAATTTCTTTTACAAAAAGAAATCAGTATAGATATTGGTAAAAAATCCTTTAAAAAAGGAAAGTTGTTACTTTTTTATCAAAAAAATTTCTTTTTGGTTTTTATTTTAAAAACTGCAAAAAAGGATAAAGAGAAAATCGAAATTCCTATTCCATATAATGTTGAAATGCATGAAGATGATAACTTGGTTTTTTTCGATTACCGAATAAAAACATTAGCTAAATATGCACCAGAAATAGAAATGTATTTGTCTCTTTATCCAAAAAAAGTTGCAGGAAATAAATTTTGGGATACAATATTATTAATAGATGGAAACTGATAATAAAACAATACCTGTATATAGCGTTTTTTCTGGAACAATTTATGATGTTTTAGAAAGTGATGTAAAATTTTTAGATGTGGGTCAAATACCTTTAATTAAAAATCCACCCAATAACTGTAAAAAATGCTATGGTAGACATAGTGTTGGCAGAAATAATCAAAACTATACATTTTCTCCATGTTCTTGCTTGCGCAAAGTGGTAAATGTTGATATAGTAAGAAGTCTTGAAAACTTTAGAACATAAAAACCAATTAGTAGATTTTTTCCCTGAAAATTCTAAACCTAGAAAACAACAAATTGAAGCATTGTCTAAAATTGATAAATGTTTCAATACTGGTAAGAAAATTGTAATCGGATGTCTTCCCACAGGGTCTGGTAAGAGTCACATAGGATTAAGCGTTGGTAATTCTGCGTCCTATATGGATGATAGTTTAAAGGGTCTTATAAATTCTTATGCGATATATAAGAAGAATAAGAACAATGAATATCTATATGAATCTAACTTTTTAAATGCTGCATCATCTGGATCTTTTATTTTAACAATTACCAAATCTTTACAAGATCAATACAAAAGTCTTTTCCCTTTTATACCAACAATAAAAGGAAAAAATAATTATCAATGTGAAATTGATTGTAATTTTAGTACAGAAAATGCTCCATGTTTGTTTTCTCCTAAATTAAAACAGGAATGTTTCGATAATGATAGATGTCCTTATTATAGAGCTAGGAACGAATCTCTATCATCGCATTGTCCAATTTTAAATTATAGAGTATTTTTTAACTTACCAACTTTCTTAAAGAAGAGAGAAATCTATATATGTGATGAGGCTAGTGGATTGGAGGACGAATTGGTATCGAAGTGTACATTAAGTCTTCAATATACAACTTTATATTCTGAAAATATAAAGTTCAAAAAACTTTTGACTGATGATCAAAAGTCCTCTTTATTTTGGCTACAAGATATATATCTTCAAGTAGAGAAGGAATTGGATACTGTTAAAACAGAACTAACCAACATGCAAAATGGAAATACCGACAAGCTGTATTTCAAATCAATGCAGAGGTTATCTAAGCTGAATAGATTGTTTAATTCTTTAACAGAAACAATTGATAATTGGGAGAAATGTTCTTTCTTAACAGAAAAGAGAGATAGTGACGGTGTTGTGTTTTGTCCATATGACGTAAAACCAATAGCGAAAGAAATGTTTGATGGTGCGGATAAGATTTTAATGATGTCTGCCACTATCAGTAATCATAAAGAATATGCCAAAAGTTTGGGTATTAATGATTATGAATATTTTGAAATGGAATCATCATTTGATCCTAAAAAATCTCCTATTTTATGTAGCAGAAAATATAAACTGTCTTATAAAAACATGGAACAAAATCTTCCAAGTGTTTTAGATGCTGCATTATCTTTATGTGATAAACATAAAAACGATAAAGGATTGATTCATACACATACAAATCAAATAGCAGAAAAACTTAAAATAAAATTAAGTGACAATGAAAGATTTTTATTCAAGGATATAACAAATAATAACGAAAAACTTTTAGATGATCATAAAAATACTAAAGAACCAACTGTGTTGGTTAGTCCTTCTTTAGATACTGGTATAAGTCTAGATGGAGATTTAGGTAGATTTCAAATAATTTTAAAATCTCCCTTTTTGCCACTTGGTTCAAAACGAATAAAAATGATGTTTGATAAAAATCCAAAGCAATACACTATGAAAATGTTGGATAAACTTATTCAAATGTGTGGTAGATGCACAAGATCAAATGATGATTATTCGATGACTTATATTTTGGATGGTGTGGTAGCGGATACTATAATGAGAGAAAAAAGCAATCTCCCAAAACATTTTTTGGATAGAATTGTTTAATTATGTAAATATAGTTAGTGAAAAAATATACTTACTATTGGGAAATTCAAACCATCCTAGAACAATTTGTTGGTGCTTTTAATGATGTTTTTATTAAAAGATACGACAAAGATAAAAATCTAGTCGGTTCTTCTTCTGGTATTAAGGTAAATTACGTTTACGGTCCAAAGCAAAGAGTTTTTAATACTTTACAAAATCCCGCACCAGGTGGGATTACCGTACCTGCCATTGCAGTAAGTCTAGGTACAATTTCAAGGGATCAAAGTCGTGTTTTTAACAAAAACGATGGATTTAATGTAAATTATAGCAAATATAATGATTCTATAGATTTCGTTAAACGCATACCACAACCAATTCCAGTTAATATTGGAGTTAATATGACATTAATAACGAAATATCAAAATGATATGGAGCAACTAATATCAAACTTTGCTCCTTATTGTGATCCTTATATTGTAATATCATGGAAAACTCCAGATTTAGATGATTCATTAATTCCTTATGAAATAAGAACAGAGGTGTTATGGAATGGTAATATAAATTTACAATATCCCAACGATGCGGGTCCGAGTCAAGCATTTAGAATAGTAGCAGATACTAGTTTTACAATAAAAGGTTGGTTATTTAAAAAGATAGATGAAATAGTTAAAAAAATATATGTTATAAATTCAGATTATACTGCTATAAACAGTGATTCTAATATACTAATAGATTTGGATGAATATCAAACCGATTATCTTTCTATTTCTGCTAGACCTCAATTAAGAGATATACAACCATGTGAAATAGTTGCGTTCGGTCCTTTCAATAATTTTAAAACTATTGAAATTTATGGAAAATCGTTTTTTGAAGTTAGAAATGTATATTTGAGCGCATCCAATGAATCAATGTTTGATAATATTACTTTATTTGATCCGTTTTCATCTATTCCAAATATGGAAAACAAATATCCTGCATTTAAAGGTATAGTTGTTCCAGAGTTTTCATTATATAATGAAAACTTTTTAAGTTTTGAGTTACCACAAAATCCAAAAGTTTCTGGACATATTGATATAATAGTTGAAAACGAAGCGGGTTATGGGATATTAACCAGAGACAAAGAACGTCCTAAAGTTTTTGCATATAATGGTGCATTAGGATTGGAATGTAATGATTGTGGAATGGATGGTTTGTCTATTAAATAATTCATTATTAGTAGAATTAAATTTAAGTTGTTGTAAGTATAATTTATATGCCAGATGTTTTGCCACAATCTAATAGACAACCCGATAATGGAAGAAGTTTTATATCTTCCATATTATCAAAATTACCTTATGTAGATCAAGCATTGGATGTTGGTGATACAAATCCAAAATACGAATTATTTGATAGGTTGTCTAAGAAGCGTGAATTGAGAGTAATGCAGCAGTCCGTTATTACCGGACCGTTCATGAATCAAAATAATTCGGATTACTATAATCCGAATTTGATGTCTACTGATAAGGGTTATCATAATTTCATTTATGCTCAAATAGATACAGATAAAATTAGAAGATTGTCGGAGTATCGAAGAATGGCGGCATTTTCTGAGGTTGCGGATTGTTTAGATGCGATATGTGATGAGTTTATAAACAAGGATGAAAATGGAAAAGTAGTAAATATCAAATTTTCTGGATTTAATAAGGTTGACAGTCAGGAAAAGTTAGAAATAGAAAAAGAATTTCATAAATTTGTTCAAAGTTATGATTTAGAGAATAAAGGATGGGGTTATTGTAGGCAGTTATTAACCGAGGGAGAAATATTTTTTGAAAATATTGTACACGAAAAAAATAAAGATTTGGGAATTATTGGTGTCTTAAATGTGCCCGGTGAGTTGATAAATCCCATCTATGACAACATTCAAAACAATGTAATTCAAAATTTCATATTTCAAAAACCGATAAATATGACAAACAATCAGCAAGGACAACCAAACTTGCCGATGCCAAATCCTAATCCTACCAATTCTTTACAACACCAATTAATAACATTTGAAGGAAATCAAATAACCTATATAAATTCCGGTATTTGGAACGAGGATATGTCTATAAGAATTCCTCATATAGAAAAGGGAAGAAGAGCATACAAACAATTATCCCTAATTGAAGATGCTATAGTAATTTACCGATTGGTTAGAGCACCAGAAAGACTTAAATTTGTTATTGATGTGGGTAATATGCCACCAGCAAAAGCCGAAGCATATTTAAAGCAATTAATGCAATCTTATTGGTCTAAGAAATCCTACGATCCACAAGCTGGTGGTGGAAGCGCAGGTAATATATATGATCCACAATCAATGTTAGATTCATATTGGTTCGCAAAGAGAAGCGGAGAATCTGGATCGGATGTTCAGGTTTTACAAGGTGGTCAAAACTTGGGAGAATTAAAAGATTTGATGTATTTTGTTACAAAACTTTATAATGCATTAGGTGTTCCTTCTACCAGATTAAATCCAGAGGATTCTTATAAAGATGGTTCCGAGATATTAAGAGAAGAATTGAGATTTGCAAAAATGATTTTAAGAATGCATTATCAATTTTGTAAAGGTCTTAAAGATGCATTTGTTACACATTTAAAAATAAGAGGATGGTGGAATGAATATAAATTACATGAATCATATTTCGATTTAGAATTTGTTCCTCCTAGCAGTTATTTTGCATTAAGACAAAATCAAAATTTGGAATTGAAAATAAAGAATTTTGAATCTATGGCTCAACAAGAAAACATATCCAAAACTTTTGCAATGCGTCATTATTTGGGATTAAATGATTCAAAGATAAGCGAAAATATGGAATGGTTGAGAAAAGATGCAGCATTGAAGTGGGAATTAGATCAAATTGCATCAACCGGACCAAATTGGAGAGAACATTTGGAAGCTGCTGAAAATGTTGCGGCTCAAGGTGGAGCAGAAGGAGGCATGGCTGGAGGCGGTGGGGGGGGTGGAGGTTCTTCTAGTGCGATACCAGAATTTGGTGGTGGAGGAGAAGCTGCTGCCGCTCCAGTAGGTGCTGCTGGTGCAGAAGGTGCTGCCGCAACACCTGAAGAGGGTGCTGGTGCAGAAGAAACACCAGAAGAAATTGGCGCAGCTGCTGCTGGTGCAGCAAATACTCAATGATTTAAATAATTATTAAAAAATGAGTTGTTCTAATGATATAAACGTAACAGTAAATGATTTATATGATTATAACAATATTATTGTTAATGTATTATCTGGACAAAATGACAACGTTTTATTAGTGGGTTGTCTATCAACATGTGAAAGTAATAATATTTTTGTACAAAATATTATAAAAGATGATTGTGTGGTAATTGTTGATAATTTATCTGGTTATGACATACAACTAAACATAGAACAATCTGATTATGGATATAGATTTATAAATTTTATGAACATGGTAAGTTCATATCTTCCAAAAATAAAAGATGTTTCGGATAATTTGATATATAATTCTTCGCTATATCTAAATTTAGAAGAAATAAACAAATTAAATTTCATAACTCCATTGACATCAAAATGGCAAGAAACAACAATTGAAGTTGATACTATTCAAAATTCATTATCCACGAATTGGCAAAATACATATATTAAAGTAGATTCTGGTATAATAGATGGTGGCTATTGTTAATATGACAATTTTTAATATAAATATTAATTGTTATGACGACTCCAAATATTATTTTAATTAAACGAAGATTAGCAAACAGTCCTTTGGGAACAACTGCATTACCATTAACTGCTGGTGAGTTGGGATTTAATGAAGTAAATAATTCTTTATATTATGGTTCTGCTTCCGGTGTGATAGATATTGCTGGATCGTCTTACACTAAATTATCAGTAACCAATACTTTAACTAGTAACTTACAACAAAAAATAAATGATATAACATTACAATCAAATATTTTAACTTCTTTATCTAGTAATTTAACAAATAATATTGCCAGTGTTTCCGGTGAGTTAAAAAATAACATAAATGATTTTAAAAATTTTACAAATAATAATTTTTTACAATTGTCGGGTGGAATAATAAACGGAAATTTAACTGTTACTGGTAATATATCATCAACCGGAAATTCTTATTTTTTAAATACTGTATACACAACTACTAGTGCCGTAAGCGTTGTAAATGTTGGTAATGGAACTGCTTTATATGTTGCTAATAACGGAACTGGTAATATCGCATCATTTTTTGACTTAGATCAAAATGTTGAAATTTTACATGTCGGAGGAAATAATAGTTTTACTCCAAATGTTGGTGTTAAAACTAGTAACCCAAATGTTGATTTTACTGTTAGTGGTCACATCAGTTCATCTGGTACTATATTTGGATCAGATATAATAAATAACAATTTATTAAAAACAAATAGTATATCTATAAATAACAATAAAATATTTACCGATAATTATGGAAATTTAGTTTTAAATGTAACATTATCTGGTAATAATAATAAAATATCAAATTTTATTATTGATTGTGGTGAAATATGATATCATTTAAAAAATTAAATGATAAATGAAAATACAATTTTATTAAAAAGAACACGCACACCAAATTTAATACCCAATGTAAATCAATTAAGTGCTGGTGAGGTTTTTGTTCAGGTTAATGATGGTAAAATTTTAATAAAACAAGAAAATGGTGTAGATGAAAAAATTGTTGAATTTTTAAATTCTAGCGATTATCCTTTTTCTTTAAATAAAAATTTAAGTTCAATTGTAATAAATTACGGTAACAATAATGTTACAGATGTTTTATCTAATATATTAGGTGGTTACAACAACACAATTTCCAGTGCGGGTTCTGTTATAGTTAATGGAGAAAACAACGAAATAACTAGTGATTTTGGATTTATTGGTTCTGGTTTAAACAATTCAATAAATCCAAATGGAGAATATTCTGCTATATTGGGTGGAAAAAATAATAAAATTATACATAAAAATTCATTCACAATAGGATCCAATTTAACATCTAGTAATGAAAATTTTACCTATGTAAATAATATATCTGGTGTATTTTGGGGGGATGGTTCAAATATAACATCAAAATTTTGGGATTCTATATACACAACAGTTAAAGAAAATTCAGCGGAATGGGAATCCGCATATTTAAATACGGTTGTATTAAATCAACAAGTATCTAATATACAATCCAATATTATTACATTGGATGGTTCATTAACAAATGTTACAAATGTCACAAACTCAATTAATACATCAGTAAATTCAAATTCCGCTAATTGGGATTCATCATATACCACAGTAAATTCAAATTCTGCCAATTGGAATTATCAAGGATCTGATATTAAAGCATTAACTGGATTATGGGATGCTACATATAATACAGTTCAAAACAATTCATCAAATTGGAACTTTACTTATAATAAAGTAAACAACTTAACGGTTTATGATATCGCTACGCTTTATGATACTTTAACAGGAAAACAGGCAAAAGGTAATTACCCTGTATTAGATAATGATAATAAAATACCAGCAATATATCTTCCGGGGTTTGTAGATGATATTTTAGAATATGATACATATAGTTTGTTTCCAATCACAGGAAATGTCGGTAAAATATATGTATCATTGGATAATGGAAAAGCATATCGTTGGGGTGGAACTATATACACGGAAATTGTTTCATCTCCGGGTACTACAGACTCCTTAGCAGAAGGCAGTGTAAACAAATATTTTACAAATGCGAGAGCAGCTTCAGCCGCTCCAGTTCAAAGTGTTGCTGGGAGAACAGGAAACATTATTTTGGGTATAAATGATATAAGCAATCTAAACACTCAATTAACAGCCACAAATGTTACAACATCCACATTTCAAGTAAAAGCAGTGTCACAAGGAGTATATAATGATGGTACAACAATACCTGCTGGAACATCTCTGGAAACAATTATAAGAAATATGTTAATAACAAGAGTTTTTCCAACATACAATGCTCCATTGTTATCAGTTGCATATGGTTCGCCATCAATTAGTACTACATACGAAGTAGGATTTACTATTCCAACTTTTACTATCACCCCAACATATACTCAAAGAGATGGTGGTTCACTAGTCGGATATGCTTATTTGAGAAATAGTTCCTTGTTAGGAAACGGTTCAACATTTACCGTAAATTCATTTCAAATAAATTCCACAACTACTCTTCAAGTTTCTGCAAGATATAATGATGGACCAATTTATAATGATAATCTCGGTGATCCATATCCAGATACAAGTATAAAAGCAGGTAGTATTATTAATACGTTGACAATAAACACTCTTTATCCATATTTTTACGGCAAGTCATCAACACAACCAACTGCCGCATCAATAGCTGCGGAAATTCAAGCAGGAACCGCTACAAAAGTTTTAGCAGATGCCAACGGAACAGTTTCAATAACATATAATGCAAATGGAGAATTTATTTGGTTTGCTCATCTTGGTACACAAACAACAAAAACAAAATGGTATTTTACCGCTTTAAATAGTGGTAACATCGGAAGTGGAAATTTTATAAACTCACCAGTCCTTCAAAACGCAACATCCCCTCAAGGGTATTGGACAAATGTTCAATACAAAATATATATAAGTAGTGGTCAAACATCAACAACAGGAGCCTTGGAATATAGGAACGCATAATGGCTATTTTATTAAACGATAATGTTCAGATAGAAGCAGGAAAACATGTTGATAATAAATATGGTCCTTATAATGATTTGGCATCAGCTTTAGCATCGATTCCTTCTTTTAAAAGAGTAAGGGGATTAACTGTTGGCGTTATAGAAGGGGGATTATTAAAGGAATATTGGTTTAAAGAAGGCGTTAATAATAGTGATTTAGTAGAAAAGATTACATCAGCACCGAGCGGAGGAGGAACAGGAACTGATACTGGAGTAAGATCACTAACTGCAAATTGGCAATCAACTTTCAGTACCGTTTCAAGTCTTAGTGCTTCTTGGGGAAATAGTGGTGGAATGGGTTCGGTTCCTGTGATTCCTAACCCTTTGAGATTTAATTTTACAGGAAATGGAACAACAACTAACTTCGTGGTTTCTGGAACTAATGGATCTAATAATCCACTATACATAGAAGTTTACGTAGACAATGTTAGACAAATATCAAATTCCATATATACTTTATCATCAGATGTAGTAAGATTTACCGATCCTCCTAATGTTGGTTCAAGTGTAGTTATAATAACTCCAAATTATAGAAATTTAGGTGTGGTATTGAATGACTTTTCAAACTTCACTGACGAAGGAATAATTTATCTCTAAGTAATCATATGCCACAACAAATATTTAATAGTATAGAAACAGGTTTGTCATTAAGAACAAAACTGAACGCAAACTTTGCAGAACTGTATGCTCTTATACCGAGTGGTGGTTCAACATTTGATCCTAAAACTATTCCAGCATTGACATTGTGGCTAGATGCTTCTGGTTCATCAACATTGTTTGATTCATCTGTTGGAGGTTCAAATGTTACAACACAAGATGCACCTGTGACACGATGGAAAGATAAATCGGGAAACAATTTTGATATGATTCAGACTGTTGAAAATTCAAAACCAATTTTAAAGACTCAATCTGTAAATGGACTAAATTGCATAAGGACTGACGGGATAAATGATTTCATGAGCAGTGGGGCAAATTTTAATGGGTATCCATCTTTTACTTGTTTTATGGTCGGAAAGTCTACAACCACTGGGGCAGTAATTAGTATTGGGTGTAACATCGGTAATGGAAAAGGTGCTTTTTTAAATGTAAACTCATCTCAATCTTTTAGCGGCTCATATGGAACTTCTTTTGGAACTGTTGTAACATATTCAAGCACAGGATCACCATTATTTATTTCTTCGCTCGCAGG